ACTGAGTATAATGATGCATTGCTTGTGATAGAGAATGCAAATATTGGTTGGGCTTGTATTCAACAGGTAATTGATAGGGGTTACAAAAACTTATTCTATATGAGTAAGGATTTAAAGTATGTGGATGTTGAACATCAAATGAGTAATAGATATAGAGCAGAGGAAAAGGGATTGGTTGCTGGATTTTCAACCACATCCAAAACCCGTCCATTAATTATATCTAAATTAGATGAGTATTTCAGAGAAAAATCAATAATAGTTCGTTCTACTCGTTTAATAGATGAGTTATTTACATTCATATTTCACAATGGTAGAGCTGAAGCTATGAGAGGTTATAATGATGACTTGGTAATGGCATTTGCAATTGGGTTATGGGTTAGAGATACGGCACTTAGGTTAAAACAACAAGGTATTAGTTTAACAAAACATGCTTTAAGTGGCATTGCAACTAATACATTTGATGGGGTATATGGTGGTAGTAATTTAGATACTAACCCATGGGCTATGAAGCTTGGTAATGGAGAAATGGAAGATTTATCAAAATGGTTATAGTTTTATTAGTTTTTTTGATATTTATATAATATATTTAACCATTGTATCAATATAAAAATTATGATTAGATTAATGAATATCCTTAAGGAAGATGAATATGTAGATAATGCATATTCCAAAGGGAATGAACCAACCGATAATCCAATTGATGATTATGATGAATTGGATGTTGAACAAGAAGATATGGATGATTTCATAAACTTCTTAAAAGCATATTCAACTCAATTAGATGAGGCAGAGTATCAGGGTAGAGAAGTTAAGTTAGGTAAACCAATGCAAGGTGATGTTAAGAAGTTTAAGGTATATGTAAAGAATCCTAAGACTGGTAAAGTTATTAAGGTAAACTTCGGACAAAAGGGAATGGTAATTAAGAAAGATAATCCTGCTGCTAGAAAATCTTTTAGAGCAAGGATGAATTGCGATAATCCAGGTCCTAGAACAAAGGCAAACTATTGGAGTTGTCGTAAGTGGTAAAAATATACAAAATAAAGGTTATACAGATAAAAGAATAATATATGGCAGAGCAAAACGATGATAGGTCTTTTTTTGGTAGGTTGAGAAAACTCTTTTCAACAACTGCGGTAGTGCGTATTGATGATAAGGGTAGGAGAAGAGTGGTGGATGTCGATGAAAGACAGACAAACACAAATCTATTACAATTAAGAGATAGATACACAAAGTTGCAAAAATCTTTCTATGAAACTTCAGCTGGAGCTCAATCAATGGCATACCACCAAGTTCGTAGAGAATTATTCAGAGATTATGATGCTATGGATAATGATCCTATTATAGCATCAGCATTAGATATATACGCTGATGAATCTACAACCAAAGATGAGTTTGGACAAGTATTAACTATACGTTCTTCAAATGAAAATGTAAAAGAAATACTACACAACTTATTTTATGATGTAATTAATATAGAATTCAACTTATGGCCTTGGACAAGAAACTTGGTAAAATATGGTGATTTCTTTTTAGGATTGGAAATAGCAGAAGGTAAGGGAGTTATAAATGTAATTCCACAATCTATATACTATTCTGAAAGATTAGAAGGTGCTGATCCACATAATGCAAACTATGTAAAGTTTAAAGTGGAAATGGACAGGACTGGTAAGGGTGAATGGGAAAACTATGAAATGGCCCACTTCCGTTTATTATCAGATACCAACTTCTTACCTTATGGTAAATCAATGATTGAATCCGCAAGAAGAATTTGGAAACAATTATCACTTATGGAAGATGCGATGTTAATCCATCGTATTATGAGAGCACCTGAAAAAAGGGTATTCAAAATTGATATTGGTAATATTCCACCAACTGAAGTGGATAATTATATGCAAAAGATTATTAATAAAATGAAGAAAGTTCCTTTTGTTAATAAAGATACTGGTGATTACAACTTAAAATATAACATGCAAAACCTTACGGAAGATTTCTTCTTACCGGTAAGAGGTGGTGATAGTGGAACATCTATTGATAATTTGGGTGGATTGGATTACGCAGCTATTGATGATATTGAATATCTAAAAGCTAAGTTATTTGCTGCATTGAGAGTTCCAAAGGCTTACTTATCATTTGATGAGAACGTTAATGGTAAAGCTACATTAGCAGCAGAAGATGTTCGTTTTGCTAGAACAATTGAAAGAATTCAAAGAACAATCGTAAGCGAATTAACAAAAGTAGCAATCGTTCACCTCGCATCTCAGGGTATAGACGATGCTGAAATGGTAAACTTTGAGTTATCCCTTACAAACGCTTCTACTATCTATGAGCAAGAAAAAGTAAATCTTTGGAGTGAAAAGGTTAGATTGGCAACTGATATGGCGGGATTGAAAATGCTATCTAAAGATTGGATATACCACAATATATTTGGTATGAGTACAGATGATTCGAAGAATGAAAGAGGTAAGGTAATAAACGATATCAAAGATACATTCAGACATAATTCTATAGAAAACGAAGGAAATGACCCTGCAAATCCACCAAAACAAGAAAACGTTGAGGGTGAGTTGGAAGAGTTGAAAACTAAAATCAAAAATGAAGCTAATCCTGATTTAGGTGGTAGACCAAGAGAAGGTAATACTTATGGTAAAGATAAACATCCATATGGTAGAGACCCTTTAGGTGACAAAGAAAACCATAAAGAAAGGAAGAGAGATGTATATGTTTCAACAAACACAAAAAAAATAGCACGAGAATATATAAATGGAATATCATCTAAAAAGAAGGTTTTGAACGAAAAAAAAGAAAAAACCGACCTTTTGGATGAAAAAAACTTATTAGATGACACTAAATTTTAATAAAGAATAAAATTTTTATATTTATATGTGTTATATAGAATTCTAAAACAATTATAGGGTAAAATAAATGAAAAAAATAAAGCACTCAAAAGTTAAGAATACTGGGGTGTTATTTGAACTTTTAGTAAGACAGATAACATTAGAGGTTCTTAATGGGGACAAGACCGAAAACGCAAAAAGAATCGTTAAGGAATTCTTCGCCTCCGGAAAAGAACTAAATAAAGAACTACGTCTTTATGAATTATTAATTAAAGAAAAATATAGTTCTGAAACTAGAGCAGAGAAGTTTGTAGATACTGTTTGCGAAGCGTATTCAAAATTAGATTCAACCAAATTGAATAAGGAAAAATACAACCTTATTAAGCAAATTAAAGAAAGTTTCGATTCAGAGCAATTCCTTTCATCTCCTATAACTAATTACAAAGTTTTGGCGTCTATATACAAAGTGTTTGAATCTCAAAAAACACCGGATTTGGATATTAAAGATGTGTTTAATTCTAAAGTTACCCTAATAGAAAATATAACATCTAAGCCTGTATCTAAAATAGTAAAAAAAGATGATGAGGCTCAACAATTGGTTGAGATGTATAAAAAGCAAGATAAAGATATTCGTTTGTTGACATATAAGATTTTAGTAGAAACATTCAACAAAAAATACACTAATTTAGATTCTAAGCAAAAAGAGGTATTGAGAGAATATATTAACAATATAACTAATACATCTAAATTCAAAGATTATTTTACAGAAGAACTAAAATCTACAATTTCTGAATTAAATTCAGTTAATAAGAAAATAACTGATAAGGTTACTACTATTAAATTAAATGAAACGGTATCTGTTTTAAAAGGACAGAAATTGGGTAGAAGTGTATCTGATAATCAAGTTTCTATTTTATTACTTTCGCAAGAATTATTAAAGGAATTAAAATCAAAAGTTGATGGAAAATAAATTAAGAGAATTAGTAAGAAATCTAGTTAAAGAAATAGAATCCGAAAAGGAATTAGAAGAAGCATCCACCACAGGTGGTATTGTTGGATATAATACTCCAGCTGCATTTACAAAGCCTGGTTCTGAAAAGAAAAAGAACAAACAAATGGCTAAATCAAGTGGAGAAGGTTATACCGTCGTTGGTGAAGGCGTTAATCGTTGGAATGCACTAAAGCAGAACGAAGGAACTCCAAACCAAAAAATAGGTGTTGGTATTCGTAATATGAGAAGCCAATTACAAGAAATTGAACAATTTATTGAATGGTATAGTAAATTGAAAACCGAAAATGGATTAAGTAGTAATGATTATTGGAAAAGAACCCAAAAGCATTTAAATGTTATTAGAGAAAGATTAAATAAAATATCGGCAAAAATAACAAATTTATCAGCATAAACAAAACGAAGATGAATAGAGCTCAATTAAAAGAATTAGTAAAAAATATTATGAGTGAAGAATCTGAGTATCAGGCATTCTTCCAAAAAGCATTGGAAAAAGCTGGTAAATCTATACCATCTATGTCTGATGATGAAAAGAAAGCATTCTTTAATAAGATTGATTCTGCTTGGGATGGTAAGGGTGAAAAGAACGAAGGTAATGCATTTGGTGCTGCTGTAACAGCTGCTAAAAAAGCTGGTGAAGATGAATTTGAAGTTGGTGGTGAAACATACAAAGTAGAAGAGGAATTAGTAGGCGGACAAAAGAAATTAGATGTTGATAAGGATGGTGAGATTGAAGCATCAGATTTGGCTGCATTAAGAGCTGGTAAAAAAGCGAACGAATCAGTAAACGAAGCTTCAGATTCATTAAAGTTAAAGGGTATTAAAATTAACAAAAAGAGTGATGTTACTTTTGTTTTAGAAGTTAGTTTCCTTATTGGTGATGAAGTTGTTATGAGTTATTTAACTACTGGAACACAACAGGATGCACAAAAACTAAAAAGTAAAGTTGAAAAAGCATTCAATGCTGGAAAAATAGTTTCTCCATCTGGTATAGGTTATTACGCATATAATGAGGGTATGGAATTACCAAAAGCAACTATCCCATCGGCCGTAAAATCAAAGCTTGAGATGGCTATTGATAAAATCAAAGATTCCAATTTAACATATAATCAAAAGATACAAGTAGTTGGACAAGTAATGGATAGCTTAGGAATTGATAAAGCCGAATTCAATAAGATGGCTTCTAAGTTAAAAGGAACTATGGAATCGGTAAACGAAGAAAATATTGGATTATCAAAAGGAAACGATAATTTGGTAATGAAAACTTTAGAAAACCTGATTGGACAAGATATTGAATACAAAAGAAGAGATCAAAAATTAGGTAAAAATTATTATTCAAGTACTGTAGAGTTTTTTACTAAAAGAGGATTCGCAGCATTATCAATCGAAGGAACTAATTTAAATGATGACTTTACTGTAAAAATAAAAGATAAAGGATTTAATAGTTTAAAAAACTATGAAGTTGAATTCGTAGAGGGTGAGAAAAATGCAATAAAGATGGCAATTGGTTTGGTAAAGAAATACGGAAAGAAGTATTTTGGAATGACTGAATCAGTAAACGAAGGTGTTTCTTCTACTGATATGGATAAAATAAAAGGAGCAGTTGAAGCAGCAAACTCATTTATGAGTGTTGGTTCAGAATTGAAGAAATTAGGTATGAAATATACTTTCGCTACCGAACCACTTCCAATTTATATTATACAACCAACTCCAAATAACAAAGTTGCAATTGTAAATAAGAAATACGCAACTAAGCCTGATTTTGTAGTGGGTGATATAGCAGTTGGTATAATGGAAAGTAAATCTTCAAAATCAGTAAATGAAGGAAGAGCATTTATTAACGCAGCTAGAAAAGCAAAAACGGAAGGATTGACAGAATTTGAGTTTAACGGAAAAAAATATCCGGTAACGATAAAAGATTAATAATATTATGAAAGGACTTTTAATAGAAACCAATTTATTTGAAGGTAAGATACAAGAAGATGCTAGTGGTAGAACAT